AGCAAGTACACCACACATTAGAAGAAGTCCTCTAGTGATCCAGCAACTTCAAATGCTTCAGGGTGGTATTGACGGACCATAGACTCACCACCTTCAACTGTCAACCAATCGTACCACTCTTGTTCACCCCACATAGAAGGCGACACTCCGTTCCAATATGGTCGCCACAGTTTGTGTTCTTCGTTCTTGCGGCGAGAGTCGACGTAGGCACGGCGCAGGTGCTCATATTCCCAAGTGCCCAACTTCGCCATGTCCTCTCGGAAGTAGAACACGAGGGACATACGCAGCAGATCATCCACACCAGTGTCAGGTGCTTCAATCGGGGTGTTACCGTGAATGACTCGCATGTTGTCAACGAGCAGTAGATCGCCTGGACGCACATTGATAGCAGCACGGACTTCGGGACAGACAAGGTATCCACCCTTCCAGTCTTTCTTGCCGTCACTTATCACCGTCAGGTTGGAGAACCCTTCGTTCAGAGAACCAGCGTCACGGTGACACGCCATGCGAGCATTGCGGTCTTTGCTGGTGGTATTGACAGTGATGGTAGTGAAGGTTGTGTCTTCGGCGATCAGGAACTTCGGGTCAACCTTGTCAGCAAACTCTTGCTGGCGTTGATGCCGGACTGGAAGTAACTCTTTAAAAGTTTGTTCCAACTTCCGTGCAAACGCATAGCACTTCTCAAATGTTTCTCGGTGATGATCAGTATATGCAGTGGCCCTACCGTAAGGAATGCGAGGATAGCGACCATAGAAACCAGCAATACCGCTCCAAATAGCAGTAGCATAAGATGTATCCGAAATAAAATCCATTCTAATTTCTTTAGCATATAACGCAGCATCTTCAAGACTCATCCCTTTTATCTTTGCTTCAAGTATCGGAAAGAACTCCTTGTACGATCCGAACTCTGGTTCAACCTTAGTGCGCAACCAAACACCGCCACGAATCTCGTCGTCTACTTGTTGTGCAGCAAACTCAGCGAGAGGATCGGAACCGTCAATGTTTGGCGGTTGTCCTTGCTCATACCAACCAAGGACATTCGATTGGTATGTAGTCACCCAGTCACGGTTGCCTTGCGAGTCCTCTCTTGGACCTGCTGCTAGACCACGGTTATTTGATTCAATAGCGGCACCGTACAAACCTTCATATGCACCCAACTGTTCTTCTTGGGTGAAGACGCCTTTGCGGAATTTGAACGCGATACGCTCCTCGTCCAGTGGTTCTTCTTCCATACCACCAGAAGGCAAGTAGAAGTCTGCATCTGAATCGACGACCATATCATAAGAGTCTTCAGTTGCATACTGCCCAAGAAGTTCTGACTGGTCTTCAGTGAACAGAGCGACGTAAACGTCTTGCCCCTCATCACCCTTGAACTTCTGCCAAGGTCGACCGCCAATCGTTACATGTTCCATGTCAATTCCTCAATCACTATACTACCATTATACTGATGTAGACTTTGATGTCAAGTCCTTTATATAAACTTCTCCATCATACATGGTATACTCTGCCTTCTTGGTCACTATCTTGATCCCATCGAAAGACAACACCTTTTGTTTGGGTTTCGCTGAAAGCATCTCAGCATGCAGGGAACGTAGATCGGGATAACGCTTCTTCTTTGGTGTATACATTAGTTGCCCTTGTATGAGACCGACGATCGGTGGCGGTCGTCCATGTACTCGTTTGCGCGATCTGCGTGTGGACCATTAGCATCCACATAATGCAGAAAAACCTGATAGGTGAAGTCAGCGGGGTTCTCTTCGCGCCAATGCTGAATCAATGGACCTCGATAGATAACAGCATCGCCTTCGTCCATTGCGAAAGAACCACCAGTCCAAAAGAACTCCCATTTTGGACCCACATTCTTGAGGTTGACAGTGACAGAAACATCACACGAAGGTCTGTCTTTGTGTGGCACGAGAACATGACCAGTCGAGTAGATGCGACTGTAATCATAAGAGGGAAGGAGGTCCAACCCAGTCAGTTCAGACATCTTGTCGCAACAGTCTTCGAGCAAGTCCCAGTGTAGACCATACCAAGACCATGCCCCAACTGCCTGAAGATCTTCCATATCAACTTCGGGGCAATTCTTGTGCGCGTCCATCCGATCACTGTGGTGATCACAGACAGGTTGGGCGACAAAATGTTCTACGACTTGTGTCATTTTATAGTAGAGAAGTTCTTCTTCTTGACGAACTCGATCTTGGACTCGAACTTACCATCCAGCATCTCGCCTTTGTGAGAGATAATGAACACGTTTGTGTCGTCGCCGAGGGTGTGGATAATCTTCATCAGGTTATCAATCCCTGCTTCGTCCAGAGAAGAGTCGAAAGTCTCGTCTAGGATCAACAGGTTGGTGCTGATAGAGTTCTTCATCTTGGCAACTTGTCTCCAAGAGAACAGAAGCGCCAAGTCAATGCGCTGCTTCTCGCCTTCAGAGAAAGAGTCATACGAGAACGAGTCACGGTGACGCGAACGGATAGTCTCTTCGAACTTCTCATCAAGATCAAAGTGCACGTAGAAGTCAAGGATAGACAGGTACTGATTGACCATCTTATTGATGACAGGCAGGTACTGCTTGATCACCTTGGTCTTGATACCAGTATCCTTCAACATCTCAGAGACAACAGAGTTGTACGCGGATTGGTCTGTCATACTGTTACGACTATCGATCAGTGCGTGATATTCCTTGGTCAGTACATCGAACTCATCGTTCGCCTTGGACAAGTCAGAATGAGAGTCAGAGAGATTCTCTATCTCTGTTCTCGCCTTATCAGCATTGGAGTTGTGGGTTTGTATGGTCTGTATATTGACTTGAACTTTTTGTAGATTCTCTTGAACAACCAGTTGTCTTTGGTTCAATTCTTCGAGAGTTTCTGTGACTTTGACTCGTTCAGATTGCACCTTAACACCACCAGATTGTAACTCTGATGCCTTCTTCCTTGCTTCGGCGAGTTTACTTTCCTTGAGTTCTTCGCCGATGTCTTGGTCGCACGTCGGGCAGTGGTCGTTGTTCTCATAGAACTTTGTGTCCTTCACAAGAGTTTTTATTTTGGTTTTGAATTCAGATTCATACGAGGTCAACTGTGCGAGCATCTCGTTTGCCTCTTTGAACTTCGGGGTAATCTCTTCACTGATCTCCGACGCCAGAGTCTGACATTCAGCGTTCTCTTTCACGAGTCTCTCGACTTCACGCATTGCCTCTTCGATGTTCTCCTCTTTCTGTTTCTTGGCAACGGAGTTCATGTTAGACATATCGCGGATGTACTTCTTCTGCGCCTCAGTCTTTGTCTCATTGATTTCAATTGAGTGGTATATCTGGTTGATCTTCTCTCGTAGAACAGAGTTGCGTTCTTTGAGGATAGTGTTCATCTTGGAGAACACACCGATATCCAGTAGGTCTTCGATCACGTCCCTTCGGTTCACAGCAGACAATTGCATGAACGGGATGAAGGAAGAAGAACCGAGTACAACCACTTGGTGGAATGTCTTGTGATTCAACTTCAGTATGTTTTGCTCGAGGACTTTCTGGTACTCTTTGTTATGTGAGTTCTGGTTGATCATATTACCGTCAACATAGATCTCGAACTTAACAGGTTTCAGTCCACGAACAACTTTGTATGATTTGGCACCAATATCGAACTCAACTTCTACCCGCATGCCTTTGTTGTTAATGGAGTTGATTAACTGCGCCTTTTTGATATTACGGTGAGACCTACCAAACAACCCATAGGAGATGGCGTCAAGCATAGTGGACTTACCAGCACCATTCTGCCCAACAATCAGCGTATGGTTACATTTATTCAATGCAATCTCTGTCCAATTGTCTCCAGTGGAGAGAAAGTTCTTATATCGAATTATATTAAACTTAATCACAATGATTCATCCTGTATCCACTGTACAAACTCAGTGTACCCGCCAAGGAAGGTATCGTCGACCCAAATCTGAGGGAAGGTATGTGAATGCTTGACCCTGCTGATATCAGCATCTGGGTCATTACAATCAACCAAGTTCTTGTTGTGATTGTCCAGTTCTATTGCAACAGACTTTGCCTTCATACAATAACCACAGTTTGGTATACTATAAATGGTTATCAACCCCATCACATGACCTCCAATGTCTGTGCTTCAGTCATCAAGTCAAGAACTTCATTCTTTATTCTTTCTTTGTCCAACAGAGTCTCTACGTTATCAATGTATGCACCAAGAAGGGTAGAGGTGTCCTCGATTTCCAGTCCATCGTCATTCACATTCTCGCCAGTGAACTCAGAGAAGTCCTCTTGTATCTTTAGGTCATAGATGTCACGTTGTTGAATGCGGTCCAAGAAACGGTCGAAGGTGAACGTGTCAGACTTGTTGATCACAACTACCTTCACAAACTTCTTATCAAAGACAGAAGTGTCAAACTCGCTATAGTCATTCTTCGTGTCATCATAGTACACTTTCTGGAACAGAGTCAGAGGATTATGTACAGGTAACAGTTCCCGTGTCTCTGTATCGAGTATGTGGAAGAACTTATCATCGTGCGCATCGTTCCAGAAGAACTCCATCTGAGAACCGAGATAGTGAATATTCTCTTGGTTCGACTTCACGTGGTAGTGTCCAGAGAGTACAAGTTCGAAACGACGTAGGTTTTCTGTAGACATACCGTGAGTACAAGGTACACCACGCAACATGTCAAACCCGTTCAATTCGAAGTGACCGCCTATGACATCTGCCTTACAGTTGACAAGGAAGTCATTAACCTCTTGCTCGTTGTCTTGACATATCCAAGGAACAAGACCCAACTTCAAACCATCATAGTCGAGGATGCTTGGTTCCATGACGATGTTCACTTCATTCATGTAGTGACCAAGCAGTTCTTTCAACGAGTTGAGTTCGTTTGTGTTCTTAAAATATGTATCGTGATTCCCAGGGATAATGTCCATGGAGATACCATCAGAACGTAGACGCTCAAGGAACACTTTACGATTGCTGTTCAGTGCCTTGAAGTTAATGTACCGACGGTGTTCATAGTAATCACCCAAGTGGACGATGTTCTTGATACCATGATCGTTTAAGTAAGGGAAGAACACTTCGTTGTAGAAGCGTTCTTGGTAATCGATGAATATGTCGGACGAATTACGAATACCACAATGGGTATCGTTCAGTAGTGCAATCTTCAATGTCTATTCCTCAAAGAATCCAGAAAGGTCAGAGTCTGCGCGCACAGTGCGCTTGTTACCGAGTTTCTTTTTATATTCTTTGATTTTAGTATCTTTGTCTTTGACATCATCAATACGACGACGGAGGTTATCTACAAAGGACTGTACTGCCTTTGCAACTTGCGGGTCTTCATTGGGGTCAACCATGAACTCTTCAAGACCAGACTCAGCGAGGAACTTCAACTTCACGTCCTGCTGCTTCTTCTCTTTCTGGATACGTCGGAGAAACGCATACCAAGAGATCTGAGTGAAGTACCCGAAAGCATTTGGTTTACCTTTACGAGTTGCTGCGTCGATGTCATAGTTTTGAACTGCTCGGAGGCAGTTCTCAACGGCATCCATCACCATCTCTTCACGGTATGTGTACCGCACGAAGTTAGACTTGTGAGACAACCCTTCGGCAATCTTCAAGAAACACTCGGCGACATATCGCGGCATCATAGGGGCAGGTTTATCATCTGCCTTAGCATCCCGCACGGTCTGGACATAGTCCACAACTGCTTGAGAGAACTCAGCGTTGTTGACATAATGTGGTCGTTCACTTGGTTTCATAATACATCCTCGAATAGAAGACTCTATTCTACTATAATTTTAGTCTTCTGTCAACAACTTCTTGTTTGGTGGGAAAGAGAGGACATTACCCTCAACGCCAGTTGCACTTATTTCCTCGGAAGCGCCCAACATTTCTTGTATAGTCTCAAGGGAAGAGACATATTGCTCAACAACCTTGGCAGAAGGAGAAGATATTGCAACTACTGTCAATGGGTTTATTGAGATAATGTTTTCCATATTATCTGAATATGATTGGAACGGACGGAGAATGTAGTATGTACGAATTTCGTCTTCGTCGTCATACTCTGCTGGTACCATATCGAGCACGTGACTACAGATGAAAGATTCTTCATCTTGCTCGACAGTGACTGCCAGCAATTCCTGTCCGGTGACTATCTTGACCTGTACTATTTTATCTTGATCGATGTTCATATGTGCACCTTGTGTAATTCAAAATCGAATTTTTCTCTGTTGTACATCTTGACCCTCTCTTCTGCGTGCTTAAGGGTGAAGTTCTTTTCATCCGAATAAGTTAGATCGTCAGACAGATCGTACAACTTTGTATCTTGCCCGTTATCTGCTTTCCTCAGTCCTCTTCCGATGGACTGAAGAACCTTGACTTGAGACTTCGAAGGTGAAGCAAAAACGATATTGTGAAGATTGCGGATGTTAATGCCAGTACTGAATGTCCCAAGACTAGCAACGATAATTGCGCCATTAGATCCCTCTACTATACCACGAATCGCTTCGCGGTCTGTAACGTCAGTGCCACCATGAACATAGAAGACTTGATCGTGCTTCTCCTTGATCATCTTATATAGCACTTCCCCGTGTTTCTCAACATACTGATACAGCACCAGCGTGTTGCCCTGTTGTGTCAACGAAATGTTACGTATCAACTTGTTTCTTGGTTCGTGTCCGACGAGGAAGTCTACTTCTTCTTGATATGTCCGACCTTTGTTAATTCTACGCACTTCCTTCGGATAGTCAAGCATTAACATGTCTATCTTCAATTTAGCGAGCGTACCCTTGTCCTGTAGGTCGCGAGTAAACGTCACACGCTTGGTTGGACCGAATAGTCCCTCAAGTACCAGTTTGTTCACTTGTGTCCCGTCCAGTGTACCAGTGGTACCGAAACGATACTCTGCCTCGGAACACTTGTTCATCATAGTAGACAAGGACTTTGCCTTGAACAAGTGGCATTCGTCTCCGAACACACAACCGAACGCCTCGAACCAGTCTGCTCCGAGTCGATACACTGACTGCCAAGTGGTTACGATAACTCTCTTGCTGGTCTTCTTGTCTTTACCTGAGTAGATCTTGTGTACTTCTTCCTCTACGTCCATACCATAGTCGGAGAAGTCCTTGTACATTTGCTCTACAAGGGATGTGGTCGGAACCACAACGAGCACTGCCTTATCGTTGTTCTCGAGGTACCAACGCATAAGGTTATAGATGATGAACGACTTACCAGAACCCGTTGGAGAGAGCAGGAGACAACGCTTCCGCTCTATACCATGGGTGATTGCGTCATACTGGTAGTCGCGGGGAGCGAAAGGCATCTTCCACAGTGCTTGGGAAGAAACCAAATTCTGATGATCCACCTTGTTGCGGTCGTTGGGGAGTCCATAAGGACTATGCTTTAATTGAAGGTGGTAGTGGCGGTCAGAAGCAAACTTACATAGTTTGGTGTACAGACCTACGTTTAACTCGCAAGTCAGGTTATTGAATAAGCGAATCTTACCGTCCCACTGCTTGCGCTTGAACGCAGGCATAAACTTTGCTCCAGGGACCATGAACGAGAAGTACTCGGAAAGTTCATGCCGAACACCTGGCTCGCATAAAACTGCCATCATAGAGTGGTTCTGGAGTTGGACAGTAAGAGTTGCCATTACTCAGTTTATAAACCTTTGTGTTATGATCCTGCTTCAAATTGACGCCATCGGATTACGTTTGCAATCGTTTGGTGTCTCCATTTTAGATTATCTATAATCTCTCGAAGGGTGTCTACCATTGTCTTATAGTACACAATCTTCGACTCGCTTTGCTGGATCTCTGGATCACTGTCATAGTAATACGACATATCACCTTTCATGACCTTCAACCCATCAAAGGGGTCAGGATCCCAACCGAGCGCCTTGACTTCCTCTTCAGACATTTTGCCGTTGTACCAGAGGAACTTGCTCTTGAGGAGAATCTGTTGTTTGTTTTCTGCTCGACTCAGGAGCAGTTTTGCTTGGGTGTGGTAACCAAGGTATTTGGCGTGCAACTTGGGAGTATCACGGGAAGCGTCATCAAGTTTATTGCCAATCTCACAGTCCTGTGCCCATTGGGCAAGGATACCATCTAAATCCATATAAAACTCACACTATGTCGAAATAAGAAAACCTAAAACTCGCAGGGAAAGTGACGTACTCAACTGATTGGTTCTGTGCCTCAAACCGTATGTCACCAACAGAAACAGGAACACAATCAATGTACTTGAAGATTTTGTTCTTGTTGTTGTGGGAAGTGAGTGCAGTGATGTGGATGTCAGCAAAGGTCGGGACGGTGGAAGTCTTTCCAGCAAAGTTGTCCCGTGCCGTTACTTGTTCGTTGTTGACCAACCGAAGCAACCAGTTGTACATCTCTGTGTATGAGTTCAGGTCTTCGTCAAGAAGAACTTCCATTGTCAACTCACCATACTGCATTTGATTCCCAGGCATTGGCACACCAGCGACTCGTCGGAACGAAGTCTCGACAGCAGCGTTTGAAGCGCCTGGATGGTTGACTGACTGAACAAAGAACTCGAGGTTGCCGAAGTTCTTGCGGTCAATAGTCACCTTGAATCCGGTAGGTTGAAACAGATTGATGTTTGATGTTAAACTATTACTCATTGCACTTTCCTGTGGAATGCCTCTATTATACTCTATTTAGGATGAAAAGACAATGGGAATAAAAAAAGGGCGTCTCAAGAGACGCCCCATAAACCCTTATTATTATTTTTGGGTTTTGATCCTAGGTAGCAGGATTCTTACATCGAATTACGCAGATACCATCAGGTTATCAACGCGCATGATGCGGTAGTACTGGTTGCTCTTAGCAGCAGCAAGACCATTTGCTGGAGTAGCACCAACGAATGGGTTAGACGCCATACCATATCGCGTTTTAAACCCGATACGTGGTTGGAAGTCATTCTCGCCAACAGCGCGAACCATTTGCAGTGGTACGTATGGGCAGTAGAAAACACCTGCGTCATATGGGTTAGTACCCTTGTATCCAACAGTTACATAGTCAGCAACAGCATATGGATCGATGTAGATGCGCATACGACCGTTCAGTACACCAGCGAAGGTGTTACCAGTGTCATCTACCTGCAAGTTAGCAGAGATTGCTGGAGTGTAGTCAAGCATGCCAGAAGCAACAAGAGCAGTAGCAACGTCAGAAGAGACGATAGCAACGTTACCCTTACCACGACGAGTTTCCTTCGCGATAGTGTTTGCTTCACGATCAAGTTGAACCAACAGACCCTTGAACTTCTCAACCGACCAACGACCATCAGCGTCAGTGCTCAGATCGAAGATACCGTTTACAGCAGTGTTTGCAGTAGTGGCACCAGTCTTCGCTTGACTGTTGATAGTACGGATAACTTCACGGTTGATTTCAGCAAGAACTTCAACAGAAAGGATGTTAGCAAGTTCTGCTTCTGCTTCCAGACCGTGGATTGCTTTCAGGTCTTGAGCAAGTTCGATAGTGTACTCTGCCTTCAGTGCACGAGACTTTGCTTCAACAGCTGCTTTCTCGATAGTGAAACCCATCTCAGCGAAGTCACTTCCAGTGTTTCCGAGTGCTTCAGCGTCAGCAGTTGGCATACCGCCACCGACAGTTGGACCAGTACGGTCGTTGTCAATTGAAGAGTCACCGTTAGAGTCAGTCAGTCCGTCAAGACCAGAAGGTCCGCCAGATTGAGTAACAGAAGAGTCACCAGAGAATGGAGCGATTGCTTCACCAAACAGTGCTTCGTCGCCAGAAGTAGCGCCACCACGAGTAGTCTTGTACTTGCTCTTCATAGCGAAGATCAAACCAGTAGGACCAGTCATTGGTTGAACACCACAAACGTCGTATGCCATCAAGTTAGGCATAGCACGACGTACTAATGAGATCAATACTGGATCCCAGTTAGCAGCAGCAGGAGTAGCGTTGGCAGCAGTTTCAGTCATGAATTGTGACTGAGCGCCTTCAGCGATCATTGCTTTCTCTTGAGATTCAAGAACAGCAGCAGTTACTTTACGACGGTACTGATCAGTGATCGGTCCGGCAGTTTCTTCGTTCAGTACTGGTGCCCACTTGGCTACCAGTGATTCGTAGTTAAGTTCCATTTATATTCTCCTTGAATTAATGGGTTATCGAGTAGTTTTGCGAATTGCAGTTAGGTAACGCTCCATTGAAGGAGAGGTATCTTCAGAGATTGCTACAGGAGCAGTTTCTTCAGCGATTACTTCTTCAGTTGCGTTTGTTTGCTTGGCGAAGAATGATTCCTTGACAGTAGCGACTTTAGATGCAAATACTTCTGCGTCTTCAAATTCTACACTTTCAACAAGTTTCTCAAACTTCTCTGCCTGAGTTTCAGCAAGATCAGAAACTGCTTCAGCGACGATTGCCGCACGTTGCAGTGTCTCAACTTCTTCGCTCATAGCGATTGCATCAGCAGTAGTCTTGTTAAGTGCCTCTTCGAGTTCCTCAACTTGCTCTGCCAAATCATCAACGAGGTCAACCTTAGATTCTGGTACATCGATGTAAGACTCAGTGAACAATCCTTTCAGATTCTCCATGAAGTTCTCAGCGATCTCTGCACGTAAACCGTTCTGGATTGCAACAGCGTTGTCTGCCATCCAGTTCTCAACCACGTAGTTCAGGTAGGAATCTACTTTCTCAACGAGTTCTGAACGCTGTACTTGAGTTTCCTCAGCAAGACGCTCTTCATAAGTAGATTCAATTCGCTCAATTTCTTCAGCGAGTTGTGACTTCAATGCCGCTTCAAAGATTACAGCAGTTTTTTGCTTGAACTCTTCGGAAAGAGTTGCTTCAGATTCGACCAGCGCATCCAGTTCTTCAGAGTAAGATGCTGCGTCTTCTGCAACAACTTCTTCTTCAGAAACTTCGATGTCTTCGCCCATCATTTTTCCGTATGAAGCTTGCAGATCTGCCTTCTTCATACTGTTCAACTTACCATACATTGCGTTGATCATGCCTGCTTTAGTCTTTGGCATCGGATCGCTGTTCTTCTTATCACCAGTTCGTGCAGGTGCTTGAGAAGTAGAACCAGCGGCAGCAGCAGTAGCAGCTACAGATTGGTCTTCAGCGTTCTTCATGTCATGTCCTTCAGCGACAGCATCAACGAGTTCCACATTTTGCTCTTGATCCATAATAGGACTCCTTATTTAAAGGGTTTCTTTAAGATTAGAGAGGAAAGATTTGAACTCACGAGTCTGCTCGGCATACGAGTATACCTTTGCAGAAGGAGTAACGATTTCAGTCTCTTGTTCTTCACATATTTCCTGAGCGACCAGAACTCCTTTGCTCCAGACCCAGTCTACACCTTCCATAATACCATTAACGAAAGCATTCGGTGCAGATGGATCTTGTACGATATCAACCGTACTTAAAACAAAGTCGTCTCCGACATACGAGGACCCGCCTCGTTGCTCAAGACTACCCATACCACGAGTTGAGACACCAAGGTTGACACCGCCTTCAAGCAAACCTTTTACGATTTTACCCATAGGAGTATCAAGGATTGATGCCTTTCCGATCACATCATTGCCTTCGAAACGAAGATCAGTGATGAGATGCGAAACTTTGTCGAGGTTGACTGTTGGACCTTCAGGGTGGTTCAACTCGCCAACCGCTCGATTCTTAGATACCTGCTCTTCAACATACTTATTAACCGCTCTCTCCATAGTTTTCTTTGGATAGATACGACCATTCCGGTTCTTTTGCTCTGCTTGAGCAAACACACCTTCAATCACATAAGACTTTTCACCTTGCTCATTTTTCTCAACGATACACTGTACGTTCTGTTCGTTGAATTCAGCAATCAGTTTCATGTCAGTTCCTTGATAGCAGTCTCGATTGATTTAATAGCATCCTTTTCAGAACGGAAGGTGTCGAGAAGGTCACCGTCAATATACGCAGTAAACCCTTTAGGGGTCTTGTAGACCTGTGTGCCGATTCGCTTGTACTTCTTGCTGTGCACAAGGTTGCCGGCAGGTTTCTTATTACGTATTTCTGAAAAGGTTTTCATAACTATTATTTATACCTTATTTATTCTTCAGATGAAAGAATTTCTTCTACGTCTGCTTCTGCTTCTTCGTCGCCGTATAACCCGAGAGTATCTTCTACTTCTTCGTGTTCTTCGTCTGACCCGAGGTCAATCTCAGCGACAGGTTCTTCAACCTCTACTTCAGCAACAGGTTCTTCAACTTCTGTTTCATTGTCCAAGTCACTTATCAATGCGTCCATTGAGAAATCATCGACTTCTGCTTCAAGTTCAGCAGCGGCGTCTTCTAGATCCTTTTCGCTAACCTCTAGATCAGTTTCGCCGTTAAAGACTTGACCAGCAACTCGAACTTTCTCTGCTTCAAGGGCATCATACACCTTTGCTGACATAAGGTCGGCAAACATCTTCTGCGAGTCCAAAGCGTTGCCACCAGCAATGGCGTCCAGCATGTCTTCAATAGAAGGGGTAATTACTTCAACATCTACAGTTTCATTATCACTCATCATTTTCTCCTAATTACGAGTTGTTTTCTTCATCGTCTTCTGGCATATCACCAGACTCGACTTCTTTATCTATTTGCTCTTTCATCTTCTCCATTTCTTCTTCAGTGAAGCGGAAGATATTCTTCATTACCCACTCTTTGCTTAGGTAATCACCAACGTACTGTGCTGCTTGGTCCATTGTCTGGAGTTTGGATGCCAGTACTTCTGCGTCCTTGAGTTCAGTGTAGTGATTGTCTTTATAGAACTCTACACGGATACGGTTAGAGAACAACTCTTCCCAATCACTATCAGTGATTACACCCTTCAACACTAAGTTTTGTCGCAGGATATGGAAGAACAGTTTAGAAAACCTAGAACGTAATCTAGATATAAACTTCTGAAACTTAATCTCTTCTCGGTTGATTTCAGTAGCACGACCCAGAGAGAACGCTTGCTCTTGCTCAAGACGAGATACTGGCACATTCAGTGCTTGGTATACCTTACGCTGGAAGTAACGAACGTCATCGATCTCGCCAAGGTTCTGACCGCCTGGAAGTGTTGACACCTCAGTACCACGACCGCCTTCACGACGAGGTAACCAGAAGTCGTCAAGCATAGACATATGCTTACGTGAGTCCTTTAGTTCGCCAGTCGCTTGGTCATATACCAGTTTGTTTCTGTAACGGGTCATCAGGTCGTTTACCATCGCGTCTGCCTTACCCTTCGGCAAGTTGCCAGTATCAACATAGAAGATACGACGCTCTGGTGCACGTGCCAGACGGTAGATGATCAAGGAGTCTTCCATCATGCGCAACTGGTTGATTGGGCGCAGTGCTTTGTGGATATGGGAAACAACCTTCTTTCTACTTTCATCAAGTAACCCAGAGGTGATGTAACTGACGGAGTCGTTGCTCAGACGTACAGCGTTGTTCTTTGGGTCAAGAGAATGCGAAGCACTGCCCTTCTTATCAGAGACTGGTTTCTCATTGTAGATGTAGAATTCTTCAACAGAATCTACAAGAGAGATGCCTGTGTTTGGGTCGGTCTTCTTCTTGACGTTTTTAACTTTACGGATCTTGGTGGAGTCAACATAACGGACTTCTTGTATGCCCTGTTTGAGATTGTTCTTGTCAACTACCAAGTGGTGGTACATGCGTCCGTCGACGTACCAAGAACGAAACATATCATGAGCACGTTCATTAAACAGTAACATGTCTAGGACAGTTTGAAACTCTTCGTGAATTTTGTTCTTGATATTCTTTGAGACTTCGACCGCGTCGAGGTTCAACTCAACTACGTTCTCGTCGTCAGGAATTACAATCGCCTCATTGACGATTTCTTCGATTGCCATATCGACTTCTGGGTGAGTCGCAGAAGAGCGATATTTGTTTATAAGGTCTGCTTGATCTTTGACTTGAAGATCAGCATATATGTCCATGTGCGTTCCATAATGAAATGAGGGCGAAGTGACATATCCTGCGCCATCGTCATCAGTAGGGGCAACAACAGATCCCATGCTGACTGGTTGGACCGCATCTTCGTCCTTCTTTGCTCTTTTAATTTCGAACCCGAACACTGACACTGCCATTTTTTGTTTCCTATAATTGTGAAAAAAGCAGGGGAGATTTCCCTCCCCTGCTACTACTTATACAGACTCTCCAAACCTTAGTTGGTGTTGGAGTTTGTCCAGTAGTCGTACTCGATCGTAACAGAGAACTGCTCAATCTCACCCGCTAGGGAGTAATCGAGGTCAATTGACGATACGTTAGTTGGGAAACAGTTCTTCAGTTCATACTTCTTAACTGCGTTTCCAACTTGATCAAGTTGCTGTACTTCCATAGTGGAAGTGTAAGTGACACCAGAGTTATTTGCCTGAACGCCTTCGTTCTTCTGGTGACTGTTCATCCCGTCCATCCAAGTTTCGAATGCGTCACGGACTGCGAAGTTTGTATCGTTATAGATGGTTATTGTCCATGGTTCGAAGGTACGATCACCAGCGAGTTTAACGATACGCCCACGGAATGGGACTTCTACAGGGTTGACGGTTGAAGCAGGAAGTTGTGCAGCACGACACATGAAGTTAGTCAGATCCTTGTTACCACCAGTATATCCTGGGAAGTTCACAAGTACTGAGAACATGTTCGAACGAGCACCGCCGCCTGTCAACTTTGACCGGAAGTCATCTACTTTTAAAATTGCCATTGTTATATCTCCTTAGATGTCTTCGATTACGAAAGAGTACCAATAACTTCTTCAAAATCAATTCCAGAGCGAGTAGCAACGAAGTTGAGTGTGATAAAGTTAATTGAGTACGCAGGTTTGATGAATATTGACGCGACCAGTTCGTTACGAGCAATCACTTCTGGAGTGTTGTTTCTCTCGTCACACTGAACGAAGAAATCCTCAATACCACGTTGTGCTTGAATACCGCGAAGCAGTGGTTCGACGATCGCTACCATTTCTGAGCGAGTAAATTCATCGTTAAACTCGAACATAAAGTTGCGAGCAGCGAGAGCGACTGATTTTTCAACCGCGAGGAACAAACGACGTACATTGATGCGATCAAACGCAGATGGACGTGATTGCTTAGTCTTGTCTCCGAACAACAGGATACCGCGACCAGAGAACTGGACAATTGGGTTTACACCCTTCTTGTACAGACTGTCACGCTCTGCCTTTGTAGGAGAGTAAGAAAGGTTAGTTACACCGAAGTATTCACCACGACGCTCACCAGCAGGAGAGTACCATGGACCGAAACCAGCATCGGTTGCCGCCATGAGACCAGCAGTACTGGACGCAGCAGGAACATAGATGTAGTTATCGTTATACTTATCGTAAACACGGAGGAAGTTGTTATCAACAAACAGGTAGTTAGAACTTGGGAACCTGTCAGTAGTGCTCAGAGTATCTGTCACTGGGTTGATGTTATTAACAACCGCTGCGCGGTTTGGTGAAGTTACTACAACGCAATCCTTACGAGTAGCGCCAGCGATACCGACAAGGTCAGCAACAACAGACACTTGATCGTCAGCAGTGGTCATGCCTGGAGCAATCAGGATTTGAACGTCGATCTCATCCTTGTCTTCGAAGTTATCGAAACCAAGAACGTAGTCGCCGAGATCCAGCGCAGAGTGGTCATTACCACCACCAAGAGCGCCACGAGCAGAGTCGTTGGACCAAGAAAGGTTAGTTGCGTAGTCAGTAGAAGTACCACTTGGAGCAGTGCCCCAGTTGTCTCCGTGAACCATGTTCACTGAATCAAACTCGCCGAACCAAAGGTACTCAGAACCGTTGTTGATGACAGACTTAATGAAGTTGTCTCCACCATCAACAGTCTTTGCGCCAGTTGCAACAGATACGTATGGGAACACTTCAAGTACAGTGCCCTTGGTACCAGTGATAAGACCATCACTATCGACAACAGCAACGTGTACTTCGTCGTTAGTTACAGTTCCTGCCTGTTGCTGTGCCCATTGAGAAGTTCCTGGAGTGCCATCAAAGTTGCCAGCGTAGTCCCAAGAGTTGAATTCAGAAATGGTAGTTGCAGAAGATGCAGATTCACCGGATTCAATTGCAAAGATAGAAACTGCAAGAGAGTTACCGAGTTGGCCTGGGTACTTAGCAACGAACATGTCAGAAGGAGTTGAACGCTCAAAAGATTGCTCGTTCTCAACCAGAGTACCGACACCAGACATAGTTGCGTTATACGCAGAGTCGGTGGCAGCGCCTTGTGATACTTGACGGTTTACGATAAGGTTTCCAGAGTAACGGAGATACTGCGCAGCAGAGAAGTAGTCAACAGCGCGAGTCTGGTCGGGAGTGCCGAACAGAGCAGCGAGTTGTCCTTCATTCTCAACACGAGTAGGTACGTTCACTGGTCCCCACTTGAATTGTCCCACAAAACCGGACAAAGAAGTTTCGACGTTTGGTGCAACACCAGTTAAGTCGATTTCTTTGACAACGATTGCTGGAGACACAGAAGGTGTAGTTAGTGCCATTTTTATTTCCTCGTTTTCGATCGAAAAATTATATGCATGCATTATAAGGAGGACACTCAGAAGAGTGTTCAATGCATATATTTATACCAGATCGAATCTACAAGGTCAGTCTTGATGGTACATGCTCCAAGGGTCGAGTTTGTCCTCGTATGATATCTCCTCTACACCATCGCAGTGGTATCCAAAGGGAGGAACATCATCTTCGATCTCTTGCATTCTTCTTTCGAACATCATCTTCTTCACATCAATGTCTGTCATCTCTGCAAAGAAAGTAGTTTGCACCAAATAACCTAACATGACTATATTCATGACCAAGTCATCATGGTTCCCGTCTGATGCCTCATAGGAAGCACCTTTAGATTCAAACGTAGAGATCTCTAGTATAGTGTTTTCGTCTACGATGTCAAGTTTTTTCTCTTCCATTAAGTCCTTGAACCCTGAGCAACCAAGTCGCTTGGTTCTTCGGGTCATTTCCACACCGATGCCAGATGATTTAACCATAGACTCCATGTGGACATTCTCATATTCCATTTCGTGGTATATCCCGTTACAAACTACTGCACCAGCATCGTTGGATTCAATTACAACGTATGCCTTGTTGTACGAGGTTGCCCATTTATAGATTACGTCTGGGTAGAGGAGAGGAGAGATTAAGTTGTTACGATACACGGCAACCTGTTTGAAGGGTCTGCTGCTGATGTCGATTACATTGAAGGTAGAGTAATCCTGCCCTCTGCCCTTCGCCACGTCTACACACATAACGTATTGTGACCCCTTACGAGGTTCGTCGTATATAAGCAGGTCGCCACCTTCAAGTATCCTCTTTGGACGACTTGCAACCAGACTCAGTAGAACTTCTGGGTTTATTAGCGTGTTACCTGTACCAAAGAACGTGTTACCAAATTCTTGGTCAAACTGGATTTGCGAGGAGTTTGCAACGGTCTGTTCCTTCCACGCTTCGTCTCGGCCAGGAACGTCCCACCAATCAACGCGGAATGGTTTATACTCGTTTACTTTCTGTACAGCACCTTCCCAGATCTTATGAAACGGATTACCGATACCGTTGGCAGTAGAAGTGATTATAACCTTTGTGTCCTTACCAGAAGAAACTACAGGATAAGTCGAGGTGTAGAAGGTTGCGGCGTTTTGAACGAATGCAAATTCGTCCAAGAAAAGTAGGTTCACCGACTGTCCACGGATAGAAGATCCAGAGGTAGCAGCAGCAAATATCTTTGAGTTGTTACTGAAGTCTATGTTGTTCTTGTTTACCGCTTTACATCCAGGTTGCAGGTAGAAGGGTAAGTTCTCCAGCATTAAAGTTATACGCGCCAACATTTCCTTTGATGTGGCGTGTTTGTTCGCTACGATTGCGACGTTCTTTTCTGGATGAAACAAAGCATACCAGAGAAGGTATGCAACAGAGGAGATAGACTTACCAGACTGACGACAGGCGAGTACGACAGAGAAACGGTTCGAGTTGAAGTGCTCGAACATCTTCTCCTGATATGGATAAAGGTCAAAGGGTACTAGACCGTCATCAAGGTTGATTACCTTGAGGTGCGTTTTGGCGAAGTGTACTGGGTCTGCCATACACTTCGCATATTCTGCTACTTTCTCTTGGGTCCAATCTTCTTCGACGCCATCGCGTTTTATATGTGGGTTGCCGAGATATGATGTATCAGATTTATTCTTCGTCGTGTCTATGATCAATTGCGTCATGATTAGAACTCACTTCCTTCTCATTAATATCTTTCAACATTCTCTGCAATTCAGTAGTAGAACCAACGAAAACATTGTTAGTTGTATTACCATGAGGAAGTGCAGCAGTTGTTGGAGCGTCTACTTTGTCCAAGTCTTTTTTCTGCTTTTGAAGAGTTAGCAGTTGATTGGATACGTCTGCTGTATCCTTAATCAGTTTGGCAAGAACCTCGTATGCCCTTGGGTGTTCTGATGCCTTTGCAACCTCGAACATTTCCTCTACACCGTCACGACCTTTACAGATCATATCGTATAGAGTTTCTCGGGCGAAGTCGAAATCGTTGTCTTTATCAGAGTCACTCATGCCATCAACTTTCCTTGTTCATACAGAGTATGTATAGTTGCTTCACCACAGGTAAATGCAATAGCAGCACTTGCCCTGTAGTTGTTATTGTTCTCGTATCCGTGAACTTTCTGCGAATCAGCGACATAACAGGGAGACCACTCTACCTCGGCAACCTTTGTGTGCCCCGCTTCGTTATAGTATGTCAGAGGTGCCCATTCTTCAGCATCATATGGGGTCAGGGGTAGGAACATTACTGCCTTTCGGTATTCCCTGAAATGCTCCCAATCTTTATGCGGTGACATGAAACCATAAGGTTGAGATCCCTGCAATATAATGTACGCTATGTACTGTTGCGCTTCAGGGTGGATCATATCCCAAAGTATCTTCAACTCAGGGGTGTTCCAGTTCGGAACGTATGACGTACCTTCCACCGCAGGGCAGGAGTCTATCTTGTTGATTGTATACATCACATCTCTTACCGACCTTGATATGTCGAAACGGTAAATGATCTCAGGGTTTGCTGCTTGCGATGAATGAAACAGAGAAGTCTTCGCTTTAGATTGCTCTATAAGGGTTTCCCTCAACTCTTCTGGTAATGTAACTCCCTCAACATGGAAGAAATAATCTGGTTTACGTGGTTGTGTAGTCATGTGGCACAAATTGGTCGCTATCAAGTATATCAGTAATTATAGTGTAGTCAGAGTCTGGACTCACTGGTTGCGGGTTAGTTTCTACCCTAACCGTCTCAAGGTATTTATCCGAGTCTGCTGCGTTGACATCCATGTTATAGAGGTCCATATCGATACGATTAATAAGTTCGCCTTCCGCTGCCTTTGGACCGTAGAAAGAAACTTTCATATCAAACGAAAGGGTGTATATGATAGTCCTTCTCGCTTCCATAGCACCCTCGAAGTCGTCAGTAAAGGTCACTGACTGAAGGATTACCGGAACGTCTTCCACAATATCAACATCGTCGACTGGTTTAACCGACAGAGTATATTGGGGAGAGAAGTATGGGAGTATTTGCTCGACTACTTGTAGGGCATCGTCATGCTGTTTGGCATAGATGCTCATCTCAAATGTTATGATGTATGGAGTTGCTGTGTAGAACTTTTGCCCTTTACCAGATTCGGATCCAGGTTTACAAAAGGAATTCATTTTTGGTAACTGGCGCTGGGCGTCGTATTGTATGTTGACAATCTCGAAAGACATACGCGGCAACTTGATAGCGAGTTGCCTCTCGTTATCTTCTCCGTTGTTCATCTCTGCAATACGCTCAAGGAACTTGCGCTGAGGCGCATACGCCAGAGGAACTTTCATCTGGTCATAGACAGTGTCGCCATGCTTGCGTATGATGTAGAGGTTGTTAAACATCGACCCGAAGATAGCAACCGACCGACGAACCCGTTCATTGTAAAAGTGTGTACCAAACATCAGTTAATGTCTCCGAATGGGTTTGACTCGCTGAAGTCTAGGAACTCAAGCGCAGAAACATCAAACGAAGTCACATTACCATCTGCACCGCCAGGACTTGCTGGTTGTATCTCTTGTAGTTCTTGTATAACTGTCGGAAATGCCTTGGCACCCGAGGTGTCACCGACGATGAGTTTGTTGCTAGCGAATGCCTTGTAGTCCCCAGAGTTGTTACCAACATGGGCAAGACGAAGTATGTTGCCACCCTCTGATTGATCAGAGTCTTGCCAGTGTACGACCTCGCCCGTTACGTTGTATGTCGGGAAAGTTTGAGTAATTGTTTCACCAATTTGGTAACCAGTCGAGGCAGAGTCCATAGTAAGTTGCCACTGGTATGCAGCAAACTCTGGGATGTCGTCGATCTCTGGGACACCAGTGTCGAACCTTGCGTTAGTGAATTCAAAGAGTTCACATCGCATACTGAATGTCGGCAACTGCCCGATCTGGTAGAACGGATTCTCGTCCTCCACCTTCATAATCTCGAAGGTAGAACCAGAAAGTGGTAGGTGGATAAGGTCGCCTTCACGTGGGCGATAATACTTCTCACCGACTTCCGTGCCTTCTTGATACTTGCGTATCTCGTTGTTCCAACGGCGACGCGACATTATCAGAGTTGCGGCATCACGTATCTCTACACCAAACTTTTGGAATAGGTCTCCATCACCATCAAAACCTTCTATGTTCTCAACATAAACCTCGACACGGTATGCGTGTTCGAAACTCGAGAGGATCTCATCGTTGAAGATCATATCACGAGAAACCACTTCGCGTGGAAGATAGTATATGTCCTGACCATAGAACTTTAAAGACTCGACAATCAAGTCTTCATATAGGTTCTGCTCGGATCGGACGTTGTGACGGAAATGACGGGAAGTTGCCATGGTTCAACCTATAAACATCGAAGGAGGAATTTCTTGCTCTTCACGCAACCTTGTACGCAGTGTTTCAATCTCAGATTTAGCATCA